TAGATGCTGAAAAAGATAGGTACGAGTTCCCCGAGCTACGACGCGTGGCTCATGAATCATTTTTATTTTGGCGACCTCAGATGGTATTAATCGAGGCTAAAGCATCAGGGATCCCGTTAACGCACGAGTTATCTCGAATGGGAATACCTGTAGTCAATTACACTCCATCAAAAGGAAACGATAAACATGTCCGTGTGAATACTGTTGCACCTTTCTTTGAAAGTGGTAGAGTGTGGGCTCCTATGCATAAACAATATGCACAGGAGGTTATTGAAGAATGTGCTGCTTTTCCAAATGGAAGTCACGATGACTATGTCGATTCAATGACTCAAGCAATAATGAGATTTAGACAGGGTGGATTTTTACTACACCCTGAAGATGAGCAAGAGGAGATTAGACCTAGAGAACCTAAGGTTTATTATGGTTAAACGATTAACACGAACGATCCCACCATTGAGAGGACCTAACCCACAGGGGTTGAATGTTCCGTTAAAACAAGTTAAGATAGTCAAACTGGAGAAATTAAATGGCAGACGACAATATCGACAAAGCCCTACCCAACGTAGAGCAACAAGTAACATTACCGGGTGAAGAAGAAATCGTAGAAGCACAAGAGACGATTGAAGAATCATTACCTGGTGAACCTGAAGTTATCGAACAAGAAGATGGTTCGGTCGATATTAATTTTGAACCAGGAGCCTTGAACCAAGAAGGCACAGAAGATCATTACGCAAACTTAGCAGATTTATTACCTGAAGACGTATTAGACCAAATGGGTTCTGAACTTTATGCAAATTATACAGAGTACAAACAATCTCGAAAAGATTGGGAAGATTCTTACAGCAAAGGTTTAGATCTATTAGGATTTAAATATGTTAATCCTTCACAGCCTTTCGAAGGAGCTTCGGGTGCTACGCATCCTGTCCTCGCTGAAGCTGTAACACAGTTTCAAGCAGGAGCGTACAAAGAATTATTACCCGCTGACGGACCTGTCAGAACTCAAATTATTGGAGCCATCACTCCACAAAAACACGATCAAGCAACTCGTGTAAAAGATTTTATGAATTATCAATTAATGGATGTGATGCAAGAATATGAACCCGACTTTGACCAAATGCTTTTCTATCTCCCTCTTGCCGGCTCTTCCTTTAAGAAAATCTATTACGATGATCTTTTAGAAAGAGCCGTTTCTAAATTTGTACCTGCCGATGATTTGATCGTGCCGTACACTGCAACATCATTAGAGGAAGCAGAAGCAGTTATACACACAGTAAAAGTTTCAGAGAACGATTTAAAAAAACAACAGCTAGCAGGTTTCTATAGAGACATTGATATTAGACCTGGTTATCTAGAAGATGATCCTGTTACTAAAAAAGAACGAGAGTTAGAAGGTGTTAAGAAAACAGGAAGAGATGAAGATATTTTTCAACTATTAGAATGTCATGTTAATTTAGACATAGAAGGTTTTGAAGACAGAGATGAAACAGGAGATACAACAGGAATTAAACTTCCGTATGTTGTAACTGTTGATACTGCTTCTAGAAAAGTTTTAGCAATCAAACGAAACTACAAAGCCGACGATCCAATAAAGAAAAAGATCCAATACTTTGTCCATTTTAAATTTCTTCCAGGACTAGGTTTCTATGGCTTTGGTTTGATTCACATGATTGGCGGTCTTTCCAGAACAGCGACTCAAGCGCTACGTCAATTATTGGATGCGGGTACCCTCTCTAATTTGCCCGCAGGATTTAAACAACGTGGAATTCGTATTTCTGATCAGGCTCAATCGATTCAGCCAGGCGAGTTCCGAGATGTAGATGCACCAGGTGGAAACATCAAAGATGCATTTATGACTTTACCTTTCAAAGAACCATCAGCAACATTATTACAGTTGATGGGTATTGTAGTAAACGCAGGTCAAAGATTCGCTGCTATATCTGACATGAGTGTTGGTGATGGCAATCAAGGTGCTGCTGTTGGTACAACAGTTGCATTATTGGAAAGAGGATCTCGTGTGATGTCCGCAATCCACAAACGACTATACGTTGGATTGAAACAAGAATTTAAATTATTAGCAAACTGTTTTAAAACTTATTTACCGGATGAGTATCCGTACGATGTAGTCGGTGCTCAAAGAAATATTAAACTACAAGACTTTGACGACAAGGTAGATATTATTCCTGTCGCTGATCCAAATATATTTTCACAAGCACAAAGAATATCTATTGCACAAACAGAATTACAATTAGCACAATCGAATCCTGGTATGCATAACATGTACGAAGCGTACAAACATATGTATCAAGCAATTGGTGTAAAAGATGTAAACTTAATTTTACCTCCGCCACAACCACCTGTGCCAACAGATCCTGCTACAGAAAATATTATGGCAATGTCAGGTAAACCTTTTCAAGCATTCCCGGGCCAAGATCATAGAGCCCATATAGATTGTCACTTAGCGTTCATGGGGACAAACATGGCTAGAAACAATCCAATGGTATTAGCTGCGTTAGAGAAAAATATATTCGAACATATTGCTCTAATGGCACAAGAACAAGTTGAACTAGAATTTAGAGAAGACATTCAAAGAATGGGTGCAATGCAACAGAATCCAATGATGGCTCAGAACCCTGAAATGCAGGTGATGATGCAAAACATGAATATTAAAATGGAATCTAGAAAAGCTAAACTAGAAGCTGAAATGACTATCGAGTTCATGAACGAAGAACAAAGAACTATCGGTGAGTTTGGTAATGACCCAATTGCTAAATTAAGAGCAAGAGAACTTGATCTAAAAGCAATGGATGATGAGAGAAAACGAGTTGAAGGCCAAGAACGAATAGATCTTGATCGTATGAAATCTATGATGAATCAAGGCTTACAACAAGAGAAACTAAACCAAAACGAAGAATTAGCTGAATTACGAGCAGATACCTCATTAACTAAAACACAGATGGGTATTGACGCTAAGATCGAAAATGATAGATTTAAACAAAGAGATGTAAGAATCTTGAAAGGTCCTCGTAGATAATCTATAATAGGAGACATTATGAAAAAAAATATAAGAGATCCAAAAGTTACTCCTGAGTTAGGAGCAGATAAAGATGGGATGCAAAAAGGTGGTATCGTAATTGAAACTACTAATCCTACTGAATCACAAACTGTGGATGTAAAAGGTACTAAAAGAATTAGACCTGATAAAAAACCTGTAAAGGCGACTTGGTACTAACATGTGGTTATCGGCAATTAAATTAGCCGTCTCTGCTGGAAGTAAAATTTACGCTAATAAGCAGAGAACTAAGATGGCTATGTCTGATGCACAGCTTATGCATGCATCTAAGATGGCTCGAGGTGAGGAAGCTTACCAGGGTAAATTGTTAGAAGCCCGACAATCAGACTGGAAGGACGAGGCAGTTTTGATAATTCTCTCGACGCCGGTGATGATTTTGGCTTGGGCAGTGGTATCGGACGATCCAACTGCTATGGACAAGGTCAAGCTCTTTTTTGACATGTTCTCGCAATTGCCAAGCTGGTTTACAAATTTATGGATACTTGTAGTTGCGAGTATTTATGGTATAAAAGGAACACAAATTTTCAGAAATGGAAAAAAATAATTAAGGAGATAACACATGGCGAACCCAAGATATAACACACAGGTAACAAACCAAAGAGGTGGTTCAGCAAGAGTTGGAAAAATGGGTGGTGGCATGATGAGACCTATGTACAAAAAAGGTGGAGTTGTAAGTGAGTCTAAAAAAAAACAATTCAGAGACAATCAATCCAAACAAAAATCAACAACTAAAAAAGTTTTAAAAAAAGTAGGTAAAGCTGCTTTAATGTTAACTCCTATTGGAGCTGCAAAAGCAGCAGGAGATGCTGTTAGAAGAGTTAAAAAAATGGGTGGCGGAAGAATTGCAGGTGCTGCACGTAGAGCACAAGAGCATGGATACTACACTCCTGACATGGGTATGAAAGGTGGAAGAATGTACAGAGATGGTGGTAAAGTTGGAAAGAAAAAACCAAGAGTAAAAGTTATCGGTATCGGTAAAGCTAAAGATTATCCTGGAATTAAAAAAATTATTGAAATGAATAAGAAGGGTAAGAAAAGATTTAAAGATGGTGGTTCAGCTATGAAACCCGTAGATAAAAGTAAAAACCCTGGTCTAGCAAAATTACCGACTCAAGTTAGAAATAAAATGGGCTACATGAAAGATGGTGGCAAAGTTAAAAAACCAGGTGGTTTTGATAGCACACGACAAAAAGGAAACATAGTTCATGGTAAACTTAAATCACAAAAAGAGTTAAAAAAAATAACTAGTAGTGACGCTTATAAAAAAGCAGGTTATCATAAAAAAACAGAAATGTTAAATAGAGCAACTCACAAAGATGGCGGTATGGCTAGTAGAAGAAATACTTCAAGAATGAACAGACTAGAAGAACTTGGTAGAGTTGATGCTGAAAGAGGATTTACTAGAAAAGGTAAAAGAAATCTTAAAGCAGAAAAGAAAAGAATAGTAAAGGAGCTTAGAAAATAATGGCTGAAAAGAAAAAAGCAGGTTTTCTTAGAAAACTAATTGATAAGGGTAGAAAAAAAATTGCACCAACTTTTGATGAGCAATTTGATAAAGCTAAAAAATCAGGTAAGAAAACTTTTAGATCTACTAGAGATGACAAGAAAAAAGGTAATCTAGAGTATTCAACTAAAACAAAAGCAGAAGTTAAAGCAGAACAAAAAAGAATGTCCAATCGAGAAAGAGCTCGTGTTGGAGATAAGAGTAAACAATTATCTGAAAGAGGTGCTAAATTTAAACTAGCTAAAAAAATGGGTAAAGATACTTTTACTCACAAAGGTAAAAAATATTCTACTCTACTTAAAGGTGAGAAAAAGAAAAAACCTTTAATTACAGGTAAAGGTTTAAATATGAAAATTAATATTTCTAAACCTGAGTTATCTGGAAAAACTTCTAAGAAAATTAAAAAAGCTGTAAGAAGAGAATACAAAGGTTTCGATGGAGTCTCTGCTAGAAAAGGTGGCTTAATCAGAGGAATCCCTAAATTAGCTACTAAAGGTTTCTAATATGGCAAAGCTTTGTCCAAAAGGTAAGGCTGCCGCTAAACGTAAGTTCAAGGTATATCCGTCAGCTTACGCTAACATGTACGCATCCAAAGTTTGTAAAGGTAAAGTAAGAGCATCCGCTAAAGATGGTGGATTTATTGCTAGAGGTTGTGGTAAGATCATGTCAGGGAGATCTAAACAAACAAAAGTATACTAATGGGCGACTTAAAAAAATGGGTAGATCAAAAATGGGTAGATATTGGAGCACCAAAGAAGAATGGAAAATATCAACCTTGTGGAAGAAAATCTGCAAGTTCTTCAAAAAGAAAGTACCCGAAGTGTGTCCCACTTGCAAAAGCCACACGGATGAGCGCGTCGCAAAAGGAGAGTGCTGTCAGACGAAAAAGAGCAGCAGGTAATCCAGGTGGTAAACCCACTAACGTTGCAACATTTACTAAAAGAAAAAAAATGAGTATGGGAGGCATAGTATGAGAAAAAAATATAATATGCCTGCTAGAAATAAAAAAAACTTTAGACCCACAAAGTCTGGAGCGGGCATGACTAAAGCAGGTGTCAAAGCCTATAGAAGAGCAAACCCTGGAAGTAAACTAAAAACAGCCGTGACAGGAAAAGTGAAGCCTGGATCAAAAGCTGCTAATCGTAGGAAATCATACTGCGCTAGATCACTAGGACAATTAAAAAGGTCATCAGCAAAAAC